ACTCCCATCACAAAAAACCATCAACCTTTTGATGATTTGACTTTTGTTAAGAGACATTTTCGTTATCACCCTGTGTTTGAAAAATACATGGGATGTTTGAGCGTAGAAACATTGCTTGGCACCATACAATGGATGGATAAGAACAAGGACATCGAAGAGGTCATACCTGGGAAAATTCGAGCTGTACAAGTTGAAGCTTATATTCATAGTCCAGCCTTATTTGAAGCTTTTACTAAAGTTTTTGATAAGTATAGACCTTATGATACGATTAGTGAATCCAAAGTTCGTTACATATTATCAAAAAACGACGCATACATCAGCGTCCTTAAAGATCTAGGTAAAGATTTCTTATACCTAGAATAAAAACAGACTTTACTGTATAACAAGCTTGTTGATCAGGTTCGCTACCTATAGCGTATCGTATAATATTCGGTTCTAATAGTTTGTCTTTCTTCATGACAGCTAGCCAGGATTGTACTTTAATAAATATGAAGTTTGCATTTGACGATAATATAAATGCAGTAAAAATAAATTATTTCTGTAAATACTGTAGACAATCAATTTCATGACAAAGCCAGTGAAGACTTTGTTATAGATAATAATAATGTAAATACAAATGTTGCGACTGTAACCACTCGCAAAATAATAGACGTTACAGATCAAAAACGCACTCTCTTTATGCCTGTCAGCAATATACCAGAAGCTTTCAGGGTTGACACAAAGCCATGGATAGAGAGACCTTTCTTTGTAGATAGAGTTGTTTTTGATACCACTGCTCCTAGGTACACTGTGCTACCAAGTAGCGTGAGGCGATTACCAGTCGACATTGTTCGTTCAAATAGGAATGTGGAAAATGTTTTTAAAATGGCAGCATTGGGTCGTCCTGACCTTACTATAAATGTGTCCATGGCAGGTACCATAGGTCACGCAGGATGTATATTGGCTGCAATTTTACCTCCCTTACCATCGATTCTTAATAATTATAAATTAATGATCAATACTGCTCTAAGCGGACCACATGCATTTTTAAATGCCAATGAAGCAACTTCAGTAGTTCTTCCAGTGCCTTGGTATTGCAATACA